TCAACTTGCCAACGAGCCATTACAAAGATTGCAAACTGGACAACAGCTACTTGCCGGCTCACCAATGGGTGGTCTATCTGGTGGAACTGGTACAAGCGCTTATCAACGTGGTTCATATCAACAACCTGGGACTGGAGCTCAAATATTAGGAGCAGTAGGTTCTGCTGTTGGAGCTTACTATGGAGCTCAATCTGATGTTGAGTTAAAAACTAACATTAAAAAAGTTGGCGAACTAGAACCCGGCATTGGTTGGTACACATGGGATTGGAACGATAAAGCTAAAGAGCTTCAAGTTGATGCAGAACCAACAGAAGGCGTATTGGCTCAAGAAGTTCTCGAAGTTAAACCAGATGCAGTTAAAGTAGTTGATAACGGTTACTACGCTGTAGATTATTCTAAGGTGCTTTAAATGAGAGGCATAACATCAGGACTGCAACCAAGAAGATATGCTGAAGGTGACTTGGTACAAAAAGCTTTAGATTTAGGGGTTACCCCTTTTGGCATGAGTGATGAAGAAATTATGGAAGCCATCTCGCAAAAACAACAAACTGATGATATTTCTGGCGCTTCTGCTGATTTTGGAGAAGCGACCGAGGGATTTACAAGACAAGTTAAAGAAAACTTTTTTGATTACACAGATCCATTAGAGTATGCAACCCTTCCTTTTGTATCTTTAAAGGCTGCTAAATTACTCGGCAAACCTGGCAAAGCAGTTTACAACGCAGTTAGAGGCCCTGCAAGTCAGCTTGGTGGAAAAATCAGCCAAAACATAAGAGGCATTGGTGCGTACATTGGTTCGGATATTTTGACTAGAGACGTGCTTGGGTACCAAAATCCATTCGGAGAAGAGGCGAAACAAGCTAGGCAAGATGCTCAAGACGAAGCTGCAGAAGATTTAAAATTCATAACAGGAAAGCTAGAAGGGGAAGATTTTGTAGACTTTGAATTAAATGCTGAAGGTAAAAAACAAAAAGGTATATCTCTTATAGACCCTGATAAACCAATGAAAACAGGTATGTCACCAGAAGATATGTCAGATGAAATAACAAGTAAATTATCACCAAAAGACAAAGAAGAGAGAATGATGAAAGGAATAGCTGCATTGTTTGAAGCTTATGGCGAATCACAAAGTGGCGGCGGTGCTTCATTGCCAGGTGGTCCAATTACAACTAGAGCAATAGATACTCCAGAGATTACTAGATACCAAAACGGTGGAATTGCTGACATGATGCCACAAGACCCCATGATGATGGCTGATGGCGGGATAGCTCACTTTGCATTGGGAGGAGCTGCAATTAAAAAAGCTATTGCAGCAGGTGTAAAAAAAGGAATATCTGCTTTAAATAAACCAATTAAAGCTATAAAAAAAGAAGCAAAAGCAATTAAGGAAGCAAGAAAAACTCCAAAAGCATCAACAAAAAAATCAGACAGCACAGACTTAGTTCTTTATGATGACGCAGCTGCCGCCGCTAGAACCACGAGAGCTCCTAGCGCAATGGACGCATTTCCACCTTTATTAGGTGGTACAGCAGTTGCTACAGGTAAAGCTCTCAAAGCTACTGGAAAAATGCTTAATAGAAACAAAGGAGCTATTGGAGCTGGAGTTCTTGGCTATGGTCTTCCAGCCGCTGGTGCTTATGGACTATATAAAGCTGCTACTGGCAAAGATGATGATGATGGTAATGACAAAGGAAAAGACCTTACTTCAGAATCAGCAGCAAAGGTTAAACTTCCAGATTCATTAAGAGATTTTCATCTTGAAAACTCAATGGCTAGAGCTCAAGCAGCAGGAAGAGATACGCCTAACTTTGTTGATTACGCTGCATCTTTTCCTAAAAGCTATACTGATAAGCTAGGCTCAGACCCAGAGTTTGCAAAACAAATGATGGCAGGATTTATGGCCATGATGAAACCAACAGAAGGCTTTGTTCCAAGGAATGCTTTTGTAGACTTTGGTGAAGCAGCAATGGCAGAGGGAGCTAGACAAGAAGGACAAATACCTGAAGCTCTAAAAACATTACAGGCTTTAGAAGAAAATCCAACTCTTAAAGCAGCGTATTTAGAAAGCAAAAGAAGTGAAATAAGCCCTGCAGACTCCTTGGCCGCAGGCGCAAGTTTAATGAGTCAAGTAAAAGAAATTGCTGGATCAATTGCAGGAAGAGAAATTAAACCAAAAGAAAATTTAGTTACAGGAGACGGCAGTAACACTATAGTTACTACAACAGACTTAATAATATTATTTACTTCAGGTGGGTTACCAGCGGTTAAAGAATACGCACAGACATTGGTTCCAGAAAAAGGTTAAAATGCCTATAGTTACAGTAGATGGCAAAAGATACAATGTTGCTGACACTGATCCCAAAACAATTGAACGAGCTGTTGCTAAAAGAAAAAGCATTAAGTCATCTTCTGATTCTGTTATCGGAGACATAGGCAGAGGTTTTGTTGCTGGTGCTGTCTCTATACCTCAAGGTCTCGCAACTCTTCCTACAACTGGAATAGATCTTCTGTTTGATACAAATGTAACCGATGATATTAATGAATTTTTTGATGCCATCAAACCAGATGTTGAAGGCACAGCAGGAAAAACAGCACAAATGGTTACTCAGTTTGGAATACCAGGGCTTGGTGTTGCAAGCGCTTTATCAAAACTAACAAAATTACAACAACTAGGAACTATGGCTGCAGTAGATGCTGCTGTTGCGACCGATGATGTAGATACGTTTACTGATATGTTGTTTGACAAAGAAAGCGATGAAGAAAGATTAAAAAATTTACAGGGTAGAGATGCGGCATTGGCTAGGCTTACCGAAAGACTGCAAGTCTTTGGAGAAACAGGCGCAGTTATGTACGCAGCTCCAATAGCTGTGTCAGGAGCTGTAAAGGGAGTAGGCGCTGGGCTGGATTTAGCAGCTCCATATATGAATGCATTAGCTAAAGTAGCTGTAGGTAATGGCTCTGATTCAGTTGCCTCTGCAGCCAAGGGAGACAAAGGAATTATGGATTACTTAAGAAAATATCTTAGCTATGGCGGTAAGTACGAGCAAACAGCAGCAAACAATAAATATATAGCCGATGCAATGCAGGCAAAAACATTTTACTTATCATCTTTAGTCAACCCAATTAATGACTCTATGAACATGGTTAGAAGAACTGTTGAAGACGCTGTTTCTAGAGGCGGAAAAATGAATGCTCAAGATGCTTTAGAGCTAACACAGGCTATGTCAACCTATAGAGCTCCGTTGTTAAGAGTTGAAAGAGAATTTCCAACTCTTAAAGGTGATGCAAAAAAAGCTAAAATGGTTCAGTATCAAAGAGATGCTATGAAAAAAATTAAAAGCTTTGAGGGCTCTGGCAATAAAATTGACTATGATGAGTTAGGTGTTGTAAAAAACAATCAAATATCTAACATCATGGAAACAAATCAAAATATGTTTAAGTTAGAACAACAAGCTATTTTTGATTTTAGTGATCCAAATTCTACTGTATCAAGACTTTTAATACCAAAAGAATTAAGAAATGCTATTGGAGAAAATGCTGGGCTTTATGGGACAACCATATATAGATCTATTATAGATAAAAATTTTAGAGTTAATCCAAAACTAAGAGATAATGCGATCAAAGAAATTAGAACAAAGGTAGATGGAATTAGAAGCGAGCAACAAGCTATAGATGCTTTTGAATTATTGACCAATCCAAAATCTTCATCAACTCCATATCAAACTCCTGAATTATTTGTAGAAGGAATTAAGTTTGGCCAACTGCAAGGAAAAGATTTAAAAAATTTGCCAGCTGTAAGAAAAGCCATGGGAGAGGTTACTTCATTTGATTACAGCAAAGCAGGAGATTGGAAAAAGGCATTGCAAGATGAATCTCTTGCCACATCTTCTACTATGGCTAAACTTGGAGGTTTGTCTGGAAGAGCAAAAACTTTTGATGAGATAAGAAATTTAAATAATCTTGATATTGAAACTGGAAAACCTGGTTTTTTAAAAACCCCTGAAGAAATATACCTAGGATCAACTGGTAAATATTCACCGCCTCTTAATAAAAAAGGACAAGTAGAACTAGAAGATAGCACTATTATCAACAATGTTGAATATTTAAGATTTAAAAAAGATGCAGGTGCTTTAAGAAATACTTATGCACCAAAAGTTTTTCATAATTCTTTAATGGAATCTACAACAGATTGGTTAGCAAACAGCCCAACTCCTTTAAAGAAAATATATCAAGGGTTGTTAGGATTAAAAGTTATATCTCAGTATGGTAAAACTATTTTAGGACCCACGGCTCAAATAAGAAACAATACCAGTGTTCCATTTATGGCATTAATGAATGGAAACCTTGGGCCTACCGGAGAGTTTACTAAAAATTTTAAAATAGCTTTTTCTGGAATTTTTGATCCTAGGAAAAAAGCGCAATATGCAAAAGAAATTGCGGAAGCTAGAGAATATGGAGTCATGGTTGGTAAAGGAACACAGCTTCAAGAAGCTTCTGATATTCTTACTTTCGCTACAGACGATGTGGCATTTTTAGCCAAAGCAAAATCACAATCTGTATTTGATGTAATGAGAAAACCTTTATCAAAAGCAGAAGGAGTTTATACAGGATCAGATAATGCAGCCAGGATGATTAACTTTAGCGGAGAAAAATCTAAATTTGCTAAAGTTATAGAAAAATCTGCGGACAGTGATTTTATTCCAGTTAGCTCTGGAAGAAACATGGCAGATCCAGATATTCAAAAACTTATTAAACCAGACGGCACTATTAATGTTGGAGAGTTAAAGAGAGCAGCGCCAATTAAAAAAGGAGATGATGTTTTAGACAAGTTTATTAAAGGTGAGTCTGCTGATATAGCTTTAAATGTAACTCCTACTTATTCTAGGGTTCCAGAAATAGTTAAATCATTAAACTATGTCCCAGTGGTTGGTAACTTTACAGCTTTTCCAGCTGAAGTTATAAGAAACTCTTTAAATACTTTACAAAGAGCAGTTAAAGAAATAGCAAGCAGCAACCCAGAGCTGCAAAAAGTTGGCGCTAGAAGACTTGCTGGAGGTGTAACAACTACCGTTGGTATCCCAGCTGGGCTAACAGCTACAGCATTAGCTTTAACTGGAGCAGATAAAGAACAATTAGATGCATACAAAAGATCGTTTGCTGCACCCTGGGAAAAAACAGCGACAATGATTCCAACTGGCACAGACTCTGCTGGAAACATTACAGGTTTGTACAACTTTAGTTATACAAATCCATACGACTATTTGCAAAAACCATTTAAAGCAGCAATGAACGCATACGCTAATGGCAATAGAAACGAAGCAAGCATAATGAATGTAGCATTGGAAGCATCAAAAGACTCAATTGGTGAATTTGTTAGCCCTTTCTTGTCACCAAGCATGGGATCAAAAGCTTTGGTAGAATCAGTATTTGTTGGTAAAACGGATACAGGTAAAACTATTTACAATGAATCAGATATGTTGGGAGACAAAATGGCCAAGGGCACCCTTCATTTCTTTAATGCAGTAGCTCCAACGATTACTCCAATTAAAATTGAGATAGATGCAGACGGTGTTCAGTTTGTTCAAAAAGATTTTATTACAGCTGCAGCTGCAATGGTTACAGGAGAAAAAGATTTAATTAGCCCTAGAGGAAAACCCATTGATGTTGCAGAAACTATGGTGTCAGCATTTTCTGGTATTAAAGTTATAAAACCACAAATTGAAAGATCTTTGTATTACAAAGCTGCTGAAGCAAAAAGGGCTATTAGAGAAACAACCAATGAATTTAATAGATTGTTAAGATCTAACAATAGAAGAGATGCAGAAGATTTTATTCAAGGCTACATTAATACAAATGAAGCTAGGTATAACTCACTAAGAACTCTTTATACAGCAATTGATGACGCTAGAACGTTGGGCTTAAATGAATACAGCATAGACAACCAACTTAAAATTGCAAAAGTTGCAAACAGAGACATGGTTATGATGGGTCTATTTAATCCTAGCGAAGTTAATCCAGATGTTTTACAGTTTGCTATGCAGGGAACAGAAAATAAAGCAGCTCAAGATGTGCCTTTAGCAAATTTATATGGAGCTCAATCTGATATGTTGGGACAAGGATTACAAGGACAATTTTTAGATCCTGGCTCAAAACCAACCCCTCCTCCAATCTCAAGAGCATCAGATGTTCTTAGAGAAGAAGAAATGAATAAAATACTGGGAACACCATAGTTTGTTCAACAAATACAACGCAAAGAAAATTACGATTGACGGCATTACTTTTGACAGCAAGTTAGAGGGCGCTAGGTACAATCATTTAAAAGAATTAGAATCTATGGGCCTTATCTCTGACATAGAGATTCACCCACCCTTCCCCTGTGTGGTCAACGATAAAAAAGTTTGTCTTTACAAAGCTGACTTCAGATACAAGAACAGCGAAGGGGCTATGATAGTAGAGGACACCAAGGGGATTGAAACCCCTATGTTTAGATTGAAGAAGAAATTAGTAGAGGCACTGTACCCAGGCACAGAAATACTCGTAATAAAAAAACCAAAAGGCTAGAAGGGAACTCCGGTTTCCACCCAGGGTTTGATTTGAAGTAATGTGCCATCTAATAGTCTCTTAATGTTGTCAGATTTTTCTAACAGTTCTGTAGGAAACCCAGCGTTTACTACTTGAATCAATTCTTTGCTGGAATAAAAGTTATTGTCTGTTGAGCTCTTGGCCTCCGGAACATTAACAAATCTAAAACCATCCTTCTCATACACCACCACGTCTTTGTCTTTCTCAATCATCACCGCAGGTATTAGCTCTGGGATATAGTTATGAAGACTACAACCTTTAAGCTGCCGATCACTGCTAATCTTTTTATCGTGTTGATCGCAATGCCAATGTGCGTCTCCCTTGTCCATATCAATCTTTGCAAATCGACATGAGCGACAATGGATGTTTTCAGGCAGTGCTCTCCCCAAATAAGATGCTTGTTGCTTCGGAGTCATGAAGCTACGAATGCGGTAATCAGTCTCTGGTATATAATTTTCTGGTGGATCTTCTCTCGTAAGAATGTCTTTAGCTTTGTCCATCAAAGAATCGAACAGGATTTTATCATACTCAACTACTTCGGTATATAAGTCTGAGTTATTTTTATTATAAACAATGGCTATGGCGTGCTTAAAGTTAAACAAGCCCATGTATAAATGTAACTGGGCTTCGTATTCATCTGACCATTCACAATAACTGCCCAGCTTTTTTAAGTTCTTGAACCTACTGTCGTTGGCTGTTTTGAATTCTAGAAGGTATGGATTGTCTGCGTCCATGCCTGGAAAGTTGCGACCCACGCCATCTATGTGGCCCTTAACGTGCCCACCCAATGCTTCAGTCTCAAACTGTTTGCCATGGCTGTCAACGTCATATATGGAAGCCCCAGGTATCTTTCTTAGCTTCTTAATCAAGTCATCCTCTACCACGTTGCCAAGATCTAACAAGCGCAAGACTCTGGGCTCCCAATCGTTAGGCATGAGCCAACGATACCGCAACCAAACCAATCGCTGGTTAGGATTGCCAATGCCACTGATCCCTAAATAGAATCTCTGGTGTTGCTTTTCTTGTAACTCAACTTCATCAAGTAACTCGTGTATCTTGGTCATAAAACTATCTCCTCATTTTTCTTGGTTTTAATACCAACAACGTTCTCATACTTGCCTTGTTTTTGTAAAACAATCTCAGATATTGTATCAAAAGCCCCATTGTTTATAAGCTCTGCAGCCATCCAAGCTTGCTTTGGTGAGCCCCATTCAGTAGTAATCTTGTTCCATTTACGCACTGCCATGTTGTGTGCGGTAGGGTGGCCAAACATCAATGGCATCTTTCTGGGAAAGAACTCGTCTTTGATTGTAAATATTACTTGGCAGTAATCGCTGCCATTCTTAGACTTAACAACAGCTGCATAGATGTCTGTTATGGGTTTCATAACTGGTTTAGCTTTGGCTTTCTCATCAGAGAGAACAGCCTGTCTTTCAGCTTTGGTTCGCTTGGCTACCTCTCTTTCTTTCTTAGTCCACAAAGATTTAATTTGCTTGGACTCAAAGACCTGGCCACACTCAATGCATTCTTTAGCAGCAGGAGAGTTAATGGCATTGCAGGCAGCACAAATCTTAGGATGGTATCTGCCTTGTACATTTTCTTCTGGAGTAACTTCGTCTAAACAGCCATGGCGCGCAACGTTCTCTCCATAATCTAATAACAAACAGTTGCTCTTATCGTCATGCAATCTCATGCCTCGCCCACACATCTGCACATACAAACCAATGCTTTGTGTCGGTCTAAGCAGTGCTATGCAATCTGTTCTTGGAGCGTCCCAGCCTTCAGTTAGAACGCCCACATTACATAGGGCGTGGATCTTTCCAGACTCAAAGTCAGCAAGTATCTTGTCTCTCTCTATGTTGGGCGTTTCCCCTGTAACTACAGCAGCTTTGATTCCATATTGAATTAAATACTGAGTCATCTTCTGGGCATGCAATACCGATACGCAAAAGAATACAGTGGCTGTCCTGCCTTTTGTGTAAGCATTGTCAAGCCAGTCACTTACAACTTCGATTATGGTTTCATCCACCATGGCCACTTGCTCTAATTCTTTTTCCCGGAAGTCTCCATTCTTAAACTTTAAGCTAACCGATCCTGCATCAATGATGGCTTTATCGTTAACAGCGTAAGCTGATAAGCGTGACAAGTAACCATCTCTAATAAGCTCTGGAATAGATATAGAGTAAGCAATGCCTTTAAAGAAATGATCCTTACGATCTCCATAGATGTAGCCTTGGCCCATGCGATAAGGCGTAGCAGTGCAACCCATAACTTTCATATCGCCACGAGCAGACAGCTCAGTAATAATCTTTTGATACCTGGTGTGTGATGTGGGTGGCACGTTGTGTGCCTCATCAATGATCATGTAATCAAACTTACCAACCTTGGCAAGTCTCTTGGGAGATGCCAGGGTATCTCTGCTGGCAACCAATACTTGGGCATCGTGTTGAAAGCGTTTCATCCCAGCTGCTAGAACGCCTACCGGCGCATCGGGCCATACCATCTTTAGTTTGCTCTCAGCTTGAGAAACCAATTCTTTTCTATGTGCTAGGACAATAAACCTGGCGTTAGGATCTTTGGCTAATACTTCTTTAATGAAGTGAGAAAAGATAATCGTCTTGCCAGCTGCTGTGGGCAATGCAAGTAAAGCATGTTCGTTGGTTGGTTTTGTTTTAAACCAATGATGCAGGGAGTCTATTGCATCCCTTTGGTAGTATCGAAGTTTCAATGGACAACTTTTTTTTCAGTGCTTCTGGGCGATCTTAAAAGAAACTCTAAATCTTCTACTGAATTTATATCAAGCTTCTCGTTTATTACAGTTGATATTAGCTCCATGGCCTCATAAGAATCTTCTGTAAAGTTAAACGACATGTCTATGGTAAATTTTAAAACAGTCATAACTGCTGTCAAAGTATCTAAGTCTTGTCTGTCCCAATCATCGATGCATATGGATAAATCCTGCATGACTGTATCGGATGTTTTTTTATCTAAAGAATACTTTTTATCTTTGCTCATTTATTATTTTCCTTTAATTTTTTAACAAGTTTATAAAGAACTCCGGATGTAAGTTCTTTGTTGTTTATAAATTTTCTAAATGTTTCGTGATATACATCATTTTCTTTTGCTAAAAGCCTTATAAAAGTATCTTTCTTGTATTGTTTTCCGTAGTTTTTTTGTAAATAGCCGATTAGCTCTAACCTAAATTCTTCTATCTCTTGATCAGTATAAGTTTCTTTAGGCATTTTCATGCTCCATACTTCCTAAAAAATACAGTAAATCTGCTTTCTTTTTCATCTTTTGTATCCACGTTTAGTAAGGTTAGTTTAGCATCTTTTACTTTTTGATCTATTTCAAACGGCAGGCTGTCGAATGTTTGATCTAAAGAATCTAGCAAAGATTCCACCATGGTAATCAAGGCCTTTGCCTCTCTGGTATTTATTGACATTTTTTTCTCCAAAAAAAGTGAAACCCTCACAGCAAACAACTGGATTTCAAAGTTGCTAATAAACCGGCAATGAATTGCCCGGCATTGCTTATGTAATATAATCAATTGGGTTATAATTCTCCCAATTGTCTTCTTTGAGATAATACTTAACGTTATCTCTAATAAGGCGAGGAGTAGCCAAGGCATAGCCCAGGTCAAGCAAAGCTTTAGATACTCTCTCGGTTGTTTCATCTACAGAATCGCCATCTCTCTTTAATATGTCGACCTGGCTATGCAATTCCTTGATGAAATCCATCTACTTGTCCCAGTCAAACCCGTCATCGTCTGATGACTTTTCTGCTGGAGCAGGCGAAGGGGATGAAGGTTTTGCACTGGCAGTCCCTGCGGCGAACTTACCAATAACATTTTTATCATCCCACTTTGTTCCGTCTCCCTTGTCGTTGCCTTCTTCTATGCGAAGCGTTGCATGAAAACATATGTTCATCATGCTTTCGAGTGCCTCTAGGCCAAAGTTTTCGACATCGGGATCCATACCCATGGCTTTTCTCCAGTTACGAAGTTTGCCTTTGGATACATTCAAGCCATTGCCTTCAAGCATAAAGTTTTCCCAAACTTTTCTGCCTGCAAACTTAGGGCCAACAACTTCAAAAGTTATGTTGATCATTTTATGACCACTGCTTTTGGCAGTTCTTGACTCCCAGGTTTTAGCAACCATTTCATAATCGCCGGCTGGCATGGGACCTATCGAACTAGTATCTAGATCGTCTACGTCAGTTAGGTTAATTTCAAAATCAGACATTGTTTTTCTCCTATTTAGATTTTAAAGATTCTTTAAAAGCAGTCATAAATGCATCCCAATCTAAGTCTAATGGGAGGTTTCCCAAGTCGACTCTAGATTTAGCATCAAAGGCTGCTGCGTATTTGTGAAACAACTTTCGCTTGCCATATGACACAGCTCTGGTTGATTCCTTGAAACCTTGCCCACTTGTACGAGTTGATACCTCGTAGTTTGCAAACAAGTTGAAGTCTACCCATTCTCGTATCATTGCTGATACTTTCTTGTGTAGATTCATTTCCCAACGATCGTAGGGCTCACGCTCTGGATCGTTGAAAGTTCTAATGGCTACATGAGAAAGCAAGATGACGTGCATCTTTTTTTCTTGTAACCCATCAAACATTTGTAAAAGTCTGCGATATAACTCCGCTGACTCTGTATAACCTTTACCGAAGCCAAGGGCCTCAATTGATTTGATTGAATGATTTTGACATACCTTCTGTTGCACTAACTTCTCAGCCCAATCAGTTGTATCAAACACCAGGGTTCTATAGTCATGGTCTTCATCGTGCAATGTTTGTATCTGCTTAACGATGTCATCGTAGCTTTTACACAAAGGGAAGGAAGGAACATCGATAAAGTTAGTTCCGTCCTCAGTCTTAATGAAGATAGGCTTGGGTGCTTGTGAACCAAAGGTAGACTTACCTATGCCATCGGTTCCTGATATGTT